TTGTGTTATGGTTTCCCAATTTCTTTGACGATTTCTAGACAAACTCCAACTTTTTTCATCAACTATGTGTTTACCTGCCATGTCTAAAAATGGTATTCGTGAGGACTTGTAGTGCCCAACAACACCGGTGGCTGTGATGTCAAAGAAAGTTTCGCAGGAAAATCTCATTTAGTTTTTTTAGATAGCTCGTATAAAACTTCGGCTTGTTCGCAGATTTCTTTTAGTGCGCTGATAGATTCTCGGGCATTATAAATTTCCATCCATCTTTTTTGTCGTTCTATATCTGCTAATTCTTCTTCTAACAAAGGATCTCTAAGATGTAACTCTCTAGCCTTTTCTCCAGGTCTACGGGCATATACGGTTTTACCACCGTCTGGACTTTCAAAAATTGTTATCTCTGTAATTGTTTTAACTGTCATAGTGTGAATATTTAACCCATTATACTGCCAGTCTAAACTAAAGTCAACAAAAAACCCACCAAAGTGGGTTTTTGTATTTAAAGTTGTCTTTAAAATTAACTTGCTGATGTTGCTGTAGATGCCAAACGGAATCCAACGTTTGTAACTGTAGCGGCTGCTACGTTGCAATATGTATTAGCAGAGCTATTATAGATATTGCCCAAACCTTGAATAGCGGCTTGTAATGTAGTAGCTGTGTAAGCACCTGTTGGGTATATAGCAACGCTCATGTCAACTGTATTGTTTGTGTTGTCAACTTGATAAATTGCTACTGTCGCAGTTTGTTGAATCTGTTGAAGAATCTGTTGAACTGCGCCATTAACACCAGCTTGGTTAAAAGCTGAGTTACCTAAACCAATACCAAAAAAGTCTAATTTAGGGCCAGCAAAGTTAACTGGTGTACCAGCTGGGCTATATGCTGTGTTTGCTGATAACTGAGGACCGTTTAGGGTATCAGTTGCGAATACTGGTTGTGATCCGCCGTTTACTAATGGAATAAATGCCATGTTAAATCTCCTTATATATATGAACCTTTCGGTTCTGCATTTATTTAGTTAAACTGGTAAAAACAAGGAGTTTGGTATATTATATTTTGGGCTGTTTGGTAGCACGTGTAAAGTCAAATCTATTGACAAATTTAACTGTCCCGCCTGGGATGGTTATGACCCATCCTTCTTGCCCTGGATGCTGTAAATCTAGTTGACGCAATAAGTCAGTTTTGATATCATGTAATAATACAAAAGCTGAAAAAGCCGCGGATAAGCCTTGTATATTGCTTCGTGGGCTTTGAAAATATTCAACAATATTATTATATTTGCGTGGTGTAACTTTAGTTTTTAACCATTCTGCGAATCCAGGGACTAACTGATTAATATCAAAATTAGTGATATTAACATTGCCGATTAAACTGTTAATGTAATCTACACAGAGTTTTGGTAAGTCTGTAATTTGTAGTTGTCTAAGTTCAGCTGGATTGAATAGTGTGTCTATATCTTTTCCGTGTTGGCTTAATAATGTTTTTAACTGTTTTACTAGTTTATTGTCGCTTGGCTGTACATTTTCACTAGGGCGAATGGGTTCTATTAATAATAACCCAGGTACAGGATTTAATTTTACATTACCCAAAGGCTCTTTTGGACCACCTGGTTCTTTAAATCGTGTATGTATGGCTATACCTACTTCGCTAGTGCCTATTTGTTGTCCCAACGGACTAGCTGCCGGTATATTATATTGAACTATATTTGGTTTAAAAACATAAGCACCTTTAATTTCAGGCGGAGTAGATGTATATAATAAATCTCCTTGTATATACCCTCTAAAATTTTCTGGAGTCGCGGCTTCTAACATAGGCCAAATTTTTTCGTAAATAGGAGCCAAGTTGGCAGTGCGATTAGCAGATTTACCTTGTGCGGCAGCTTCGGCATCTCTTTTTTGTAAATGACTTCTAATTTGTTGCGGACTAGTAAACATTCCATTATATCCACGAGCTGTTGCTCCTGCGACATCGGTCAAAATAAATGTTCCTGCGGCATCTCTTCCAAATATAATAGCTGGTGTACCATCCCATTTTACAGATGTTGATGTTTTTGTGTTATCCTTAAGATGTTCTATTACTGACAGCGCATCTCTTATTCCAGCACTGCCACGTCTAAATACTAAATCTTCTATGTGTTCTATGCCTTTAGCCTTGCCACCTTCAACTTCTTCAATTAGTTTAGTCATGCCTTGATTAACTATACGATCTCTTAAACGAGCTAAAAAGTGTATATCACTTTCGCCACGAGATTCGTCTAATTCAATTCCGCTTTTGGCAAAGTTTGCCTTGGCATCTGCTAATTTTTCTTCACGTTTAGGATCACCTTGTAGTGCCTGTAACATAGTTTCAACACTGTATAAGTCATCACGGGTGGCACGTTTATTCAGCATTAACTTGGCTATTTCATCTGGATCAGCTGATACTACTTGATTAGTAGCACGATCTACTAAGCCTTTGCGAGTTATAATTTTGTATCCAGATGCTTTGGCAATGCTATTAAGCATAATGTGTCTATCAACAGCACTGTATTTGCTGTTAACCGGATGTGTTATAAAAAACCTTCCTATCTCCATGTTTTCCATAAACATAAAATCTGTTTGAACATAACCTTTGTTGGGATTTCCTGTGATAGGAGTTTTAAAGTGTATTTGATCAGCGCCTTTTTTTATATATTCTTTGGGAACTAATTGATGACTGTTACACCATTGTGTTAGTTCTGCTATTAATTGATCAGGAGAAATTTCCGTAGGACTGACTTGGAGATCTAAATCTCCCGAACTGGGTTTTTTACCTGTTGAACCTAACCAACGCTCGGGATAGCCAGTATCGGGGTCTATATTTCCACGTAAATCAAGCCCGGTTAATTGTTCAAGCCAATCTACAGTAATAGGAATATCAGTTTGATTAATTCGTTGAGTTAAGGAGCGACCTTCTTTGTCTTTGAAAACATTGCCGCTCTCAAGCAGTATTTTATACATTATTTTAATACCCCAAGCGATGTTAGAAGATCATCTAAAGGTCTAACACCAGTCGGACGATTTATTTGCCCAACTAAATCTTCCAAACCTTTAGCTCCATTTGTGTTTAATTCATGAGCTAGTGCGGCAGCTCCGGGTGGCAAATTGCCTAGATTTCCTGCGCCAACTCCGGTAGAAGATACAGCTGACGTTTTCTTATTGCTAATTGTTTTAATCCAATCTCTTGCGCCTAATGCCGTAGTCATATAATTTGTATAAGCAGTATCAATAGCAGTTTGATTACCGGAAGCTATTGCTGTTTTTAATTCTTTGAGGGAAGATTGAATTTTTTCATTAGCCTCAGTATTTTTTATAGTACTATCTAAGTCTTCAATAGCTTTTTCCGACCATTGAAGTATATTACTTGATAAATCGTTAGATGCCGAAGCTGGTGTAGTTGTCTGCGGTGTGTTTAATAATTTATTTCTATCTAACGCTCGTGTTGATAACTGACCAGGACTAACTGGTTGACGCACTTCGCTAACATTATTTGAGTCTGCTGTATTTCTAGCACCTATGCTTATAATTAACTGTTGAAAATCTGGTTTTAACTGCTTTATTTGTTGTATAATTTGCGGATTCTTTTTGGCGTTTTCTATTGAGCCATCTAATGTTTGAGCTCTGGATCTATCAGCCACTTGGGCAGTAGTTAATGGAGCACGTATGTTCATGTCTGGCACATTGTATCCGCGTCTTTTTAAGTTGGCTAAGGATTTTTGTGCTTGAGTATTTCTTTTTACTTGATTAGTAATAGCTTGGTCAGAACGTCTGGCAGCTCGAGCATCACCAACTGCGTTTACAGCACCTGTGATTCCTTTGCCTAATGTAGTATTAGTTACAGCAGATTTTACAGTATCAAGTAAACCCTCATCGAGTTGTTGATTTTTAGTTATTTCATGAATCTGCATCTGTTTTCCTTACAGTACGGGTAAACTTACCAGGATCACGTAATTTTATAGCATTCAGCAATTTACGAGTAAGATTTTCTGCTTGGTCTGGACTGTAAGTAGAATCAATCTGTTCTAGTAGTCTAATAGCACTGGAAATAATATTTGTAGCACGATTTTCGATTATATGCCGATTATCTCGCTCAGTATATAAACTTTCTAATTCTTCTAAAATACTACGTGTTTTTTTCTGCATTTTTACAGGCACCTTTTATATATTTAGCGTGTTTTAAATTAACTGTATGCCTTTAATTTGCTTTGATTTGTCCCAGTAATTGCTTTAATTTATTACTTTGTACATCTGCTTTGATATTGGCAGTTTCTCCTATATCTGTATCTATAGGTTCACTGTTAATAACTTTACTTTGTGTTTTAATATTATCATAGATATTTTGTTTTTTGAATGAATTTACCGGGGCTTCTGTTTCAGGCAAATCAGTAATACGCATAGTTTCTACGTTGTATTCTAATTCTACCTTTTGTCCTGTACCATTACTTGTACGAGTTTTCATACATTGTAATTGATACCGGCCACGTTCTTTCATAGCACGACTTGTGAAGATACCAAACACATTATCTGCTGTGTTAATTTTACTGATACCACCCGAAATATGACTGTGATCAAACTCAATTTCTTCTACTGCCGCACGATTTAATTGACTTGCTGTTACAAATAATACATTAAGTTCCTTGGCTAAATTACGCAATTCTTCCGATACATATTTGTCTTTGACGAATAAATCATTAGGACTGACTTTGGCGCTGACCGGCATTAGTAAGTCTAAGTAATCTACCATTAAAAAATCAATGTTAATACCTGTTTGAACTTGTACTTCTTTAACATAAGCACGAATATCATTGACTGTACTCTGTGCTGGCAGTGCTTTTACACGATATTTGCCGGCTTTTTTTCCAAATATTTTAACTTTTAACTCAGCAGATTCTAAGTCTTTTCTAATGTCTTTAGTGCCCATCCCAGCTAACATAGCATCAGTACGTAATCCAACTAACTCTTCACTTAATTCTAAACTGATATACGCTCCGCTCAATCCCTGCTCAAGCCAACTAATGGCAATATTCATCATAACTAAAGACTTGCCCGAACCTGAACCCCCAGCAAAGATGTTTAATTCACCTCTACTAAATCCGCCATATAACAGTTTATCTAAACTTGGCCAACCTGTACTTACTTGTCCACCACTATTAAAATATCTATCATTACGTTCTTTGGGATTGGCAAAATAGTCTGTACCCATGTCTTTTTGTAAACTGATTTGAACCGCATCTTTGATTAGTTTTTCTACAGGACTAAAGTCTCCTTTATCCAACATGTCATACGATTTTAAAATAGCACGACTAAGCTCTTCCTTCTTGGTAAAACTTTCAAATTCTTCCATAAACCAATTGAGATTACCTTCAGGTAAATCTTCTAATTTGTTAAGTTTAATACCTGTTGATGCTGATATTTGTTGTTGTACTGGCAAACTTCCGTGTTCATCATAGTGTGTTTTAATAAATTCTGCCGCGGCTCGTATACTACGATCAAAATTTTCGGGATTATATATGTTTTGTACTCGCACAAATGATTCAGCATCATTCAGCATCATTTCTAAAAATAATTTTTGTATATCAATGTTGTAGTCGTTTAACAAGTTGTTTTTTCCTTATTTCAATTTTATATTTGTTAGTTTCTCTGGCATGTAATATAGTTAGCAAAGTTGCTAATTTTCCCATAATAATTACAGCATCATTTACATCTTTAACGCCTGCGGGCCACTCAGGTATACTAACAGCCCATCCTAATTCTATTGCTCGATCTATCACAGCCATGCCGGCTTTGTCTTGATCTGGTACTACTGTTATATTTTTACCCAAACTATTAATTACCTGTGCTTGTTGGCTGTTAATATCGTTATGTAATAAAGCCACACCATTGATTGATAAAGCATCAAATAATCCTTCAACTACAATTAATTGTGTCCAATTTTCTTTTTGTAAGTCTGCGCCAAAAACATAACCATGTTGTATATCTGATATGAATCTTGGTGACTTTCCGTCAATATAACGAGCAGAGTGTCCTACCATAATGCCATTATGTGTGAATGGTACTACTATTCGAGTAGCAGTGCGCCCAGTAGCATCAGGCGATACCATATAAGGATATCCAATACTGTCTATTTTACGATTTTCTAAATACTCTATATATGGTAAATGTTTAGGATTGTCAATATCAATGAGTTCCAAGCCGGCTGGTAAGTCACGTTCTTCAAATTCTACCGCTCGAATTACAGTTTTTTGTTCTTCTAGCAATCCATAAATTGTACGATGTCTAAGACTTTCAATGTTGATTTGTTCAATAACTATTGTGTCAACACCTAGCCACGTTAATAAATTACGGGCCTTAAATGATAAACTACGACCCAGTGAAAAGCCGGCTGTAAATCCACAATTAAAGCAGTGATAACTCCATCCATTATCTGCGGTTAATTTCAATCCGCCACGTTGTCTGCGGTCAAAATTCTCTCCGCGATGTACACAGCAGGGAGCGTTGAATGAAATCCAACCAGATGTTGTACTTTTTCTTTTCGCAGGCAAAAAAGATACTATGTCAATCATACTACATTATAGCAGTATTTCGGCTATAACACAAGACTATCTGTAGAGTAAGTTAGTGACAAATCCAGTTGATATAACCGGAAAAGCTCCTTGGTTGGCAGGAGGCACTGGATAAGCAGCCGGGTTGATTCCGCCTGCTGGAATAGGCCAATAACCTGATCCTCCGTGAATAACATTAATACCGGTCACAGTACCGGAACCACCTATAGTAGCTTCTACTACGGCTCCGGATCCATTTCCTAAAATATCTACTTTTGGAGGAGCCAAATATCCTGACCCGCCGTTAGTAACTACTACACTAGTTACAACACCTTCTGTACATACCGCATAAGCTACCGCAGGTATTCCCGGAGGATTTGGTGTTGCTAGTACAGAATTATTAAAACATAAACGTAATAAAGGATACCATCCAATAACATTCATATGGATAGTTCTTGTTTCGTTATAGTAAGTTGTACTTTCTGTACAGTTGAACCAAATGCTTTGATAATTTTCTGCCCACTGAGCTTTGATTGTTCCGGTATATCCTATTAGATCCATTTGTATAGTCGTAACATAATTTTTTGGCACAATAAAACTAGAATAAAATTCTGTGTTGATAAAAGCATTATAATACCATTGCCCGTTGGCATTAGCGGCCCAAGATCCAGGTCCTGCCCAGTCGGGTATGTTTTGATAACCGGCACCATCTAATGGGCCTTGAGCTGCCAATTTGTTAGTTGGTATAGTAAGAAAAGCACTTGGAACAAACTGCGGATACACTGAATTAACTAAGTCAACAGGTGCTCTTGCTCCAGCTTGAGCATTAGTGAAAACTGCTTGAGTTAAATTTCCGCTTTGAACAGCGATAGAATAAGATGCTGGTTGTGCTATTAGTTCTAAGGTATCGGCTGCGGGAATAAAAACTTTTACCTGCCCTGTGGGAGCATTTAATATAGTCATTGGTTCTTGTAATAGTAAATTAGTACCTTGAGTATCTGTTAAACGGAAAGTAAAAGTACAACCAGTTACATTTACTGGTTTTTGATCTTGATTGACAAAGCTGAATAGTAAAACATTGTCAACTCCTAAATTAATTGTTAAACGTTTTGCGTACACTGGGCTGAACCTCGCTGTAAAATATTGTCCACTGCTGTCCATTAACAATACTTGTGTGCGTTGTTGATAGAGATAAACTTGGGTGGAATACATAGATAGTATTTAGCGATTTATTA